TCTCTATATCCTTTGACATAAACTTCTTTATTACCTACATCACCAGAAAATTTAACTCCTGGTGAGCCAAAATATTCTAATGCAAAATCACCATAATTCATTGGCGGTTGCACATTTGCATCTGCAGCAGTCACATTTTTTTCAAAAGCTTGTGAATCAAAAAAATCATACAAGTTTTCTGTATCTAACAACTCATCTGATGGAGTAACTCCCATATCTTTTAAATATTCTGCATATGCTTTTCTCATGTTAGTAATTCTTTGTTTAGAACCAGGAATCATTAACGAAGCATTAAACATAGCTTTTCGTTTAGCTGCCGGATTTATTATATCCATAAAATTAAATTGAGATGATGTATCTTGAGAATCTCTAAATTTTTTTGCTCTTTCTATAGCTTGTGAACTAACCTCATCATATCTTCCAGTTGGTGCACTATCTCCTCCTGTAAAAGCTGATGGTGCATATCCACCAGTGTCTCTTGAAACTCCAGAGTCTCTACTAGCTCTACCTTCACCTGGATCTCCTCTTGGTCCAGGGTCCGCTCTTCCTGATTGTGCTGCTCCTGTCGATCTTGCTGCAGCATCACCACGATAACCCGGTCGCTTACCATCTAAAGGTGGGTTTACTAATTGTTTATATTGTTGTGCGTTTGTGATTGCCATTATTCTTCTTTGTCCTCATCGGATGCTGCACCTAACGGTGGCATCGCTGCTACTTTTACTTTTAATGATCTTGTTACGTGTTCTCTTTGTGTAGCAGTTTCTGGATTTGCAATGTCATCCTCTGCTTCTTGATCTGAGTTGTACTCGTAATTAGTTTCTTTATTTCTCAATACTACTTCTGTTTCACATTTTACAACTGGTACTTTCTTACCATTTATATATGTGTATGCGACTTCACCTTCTTCTATAAACATAATCTTTAATCCCTGTTAATTTCAAGCAGTGATACAACTACGTGTAATCTATCAGCTGTTACCGCCTGTGCCTTTAATATCTCATTTTCCAACAAAATGATAGGCTGAGTTATCATTTCTGTTGTATTATTTGCTGCTATTGCCTTTGATTTAAACAAAGAAAATACAGCTGAACTAGCATCTGTAACCGTCATTGTGATACTATCACCACTACCAGAGTCATCAGATACCAATATATTCTTGATAATAGCTCTTGAGCCTGATGGCGTAGTATAAATAGTCGTGTTTCCAGTGGTAGTTAAATCTACCTTTGCATTGTTATAAATATTAGCCACCTATAAACCAAGAAAATCTTTCTTGCTCCTGTTTTTGTTCATCTAAAAATGTTGAATTTAATTGTTCTACAATTAATGTAACTGCTCTGTTAATTTGTTTTTGGTTAGAAACATCGTACTCTTCTTTTGGTTCTGGTAATCTTACTACTATTTTAGCCATTATCGTCTTCCATCAGGTTGTACATCTATCTTAAATGTTCCAAATCTCCAGGACTCAGAGGCAGAATCGTTTTCTATTTTAACGTTAACATATCTTCCTCTTGCCCGAGTATCCTTTTTATCAGTGCTAGATGTTATTGTAAAGGGACTTAAAGTTGTAGTTGTTTCAGACTGTTGCGGATATCTTTTGACACCTAGTGTTACTTTAGCATTTCCTTGTAATGTTTTAAAGTCAGGTACAAACCTTCTCATAGCAAGAAATACTTCACCAGCTATGGTTGGTCCTGTTCCTCTACCTTGTGCATTTTGTGCTCTTGATTGTAAATCAAAGTCATATGATTTTACAAATGATGTAACTGTGGTTGTTGTACCATCTGGATTAACTTGATCGGTGCCTACCTCGTGTTCAAACAATGTGGTTTGACCTAGTCCTGATTCACCTACAATAACAGGAAATGTACCAGTTGCACCACTATCATATTTAGTTGCAATAGGTTTTTGATAAACTGTTGCATCAATCCATGTTGTTCTAGCTTCGGTGCCAATATACCAAACACCACCTCTCATCTTTTCACCATAATTATATACAACATATTTATCATTATATTCTGAACTAGTTGATGGGTAATACCAGATAACTTCTGTAAATAGATTATTAATACCTGCATATACTTGTTGACCTTTTGTAGTATCTAAAGAATCATAAACAAAATCTTCTACAGAACACGGTAGTGATTTAACTGTACCATCAAACATAAAGAAACCATTTGGTGACATCCAAAAAGCAACACCATCTATTTCAACAGCAGAGTTTTTGCCTATTAATCCACAGTTAGTACCCACCTGTTCAAAACCAAATGTAAAAGGTGCACCAATAAATTTCATCGTATACAAAGCATTATCTGTCCAAATCAAAATAGTTTCTTTTGCTTTTAAAGAACCAATTATTTTTGTTCCGTCTTGCAATCTTTGCGTACCAGCAGCATTGATTGCTGTAGGTGTGTAGTCATTAATATCTTCTTGGTCCGAGAATCTTATAAACATATCATCTTGTGTTGATGAAGTTCCAATAGTTGTTTCTGTGCCTAAATGAATTAAGTGACGTGTTGTTGGTGATACAAGAGTTACCCTTGTTGCAGTTGGGTTGTTAGATGTAGAAAAACCAGATGTGGTTGTAGAAGCTCTAGTTGTTAATCTTGCTGCATCACCTGCGTTCCATGTAAATGTTTTACCGTTTGCAATCGTTGCAATTAATACTTGACCAAAGTTACTTAATGACCAAAGACCTGGTTCAAGAGATACTTCTGATGCAGGAGCTGCTTCACCCCAGTCAACAAAGTCTGCAGCGTTAGTAACCGTTGCACCATCAGAGTGTGCTGCTCTTGTAGATCCATCAGCTGCTCTTGAGATACCTGTTAAGTCATTACCAGATACACCACTATATGAAATTAATTCTGTACCAACTTGTATTCTACCTGTTGTTGGAAATCCTGTTGTTGATGTTAAAGTAATACTTGTTCCTGATCCACCTGTACCATTAGCATCATCTAATAATGCACCATTCAAAGTATTAGTAACAGCACCTGTAACTGTTCCATCCCATTCTGATACACCCCAACCATAACCATAAGATTGTGCAGCAGGCCCTACTGTCTCGTATGGTTTGATACTTAAACTACCACCTGTAGAAACTGTAGCACTAGCATTTGATGATTGTGTTATTGTAAATGTGTCTGATGTAGGTGTTGTTGTAACTTGAAATAATTTATCTTCAAAGTCAGATGCAGAGTAACCTGTACCACCTGGTAGTGTTACGCTATCTAATAAGATAATATTTCCTGGTGATAAACCATGTGATGCTTTTGTAATTGTACAAATAGCTGATCCACTTGTTGTTGCAATTGTTGCTGATGTCAAAGTTGCTTTTAAAGGTGTTACGTCATAGAGTTGACCTTCAAAGTATATTAATAAAAACTTATCTGTTCCTATTGCAACGTATCTGTTACCATCTAAGTCAACAAATGCAAATTCTCTACGTGCTACACCTACGATTGTATCTGTAACAAGTGATGACCATCCACCAACTTTTTCTGGTAAGTTATATCTAAAACGAACATTGTCAGAATCAACCCATCTAAACTCTGCTCCAGAGTCAGTGTTTTGTTTATCTATTCCTGGTAGGACTTTAAAATCAATTAGAGCCACGTGTCAGCTCCTATATTTTATCTTTGTATACCCAGCCTCTTGTTGCATTAACATACACCAATGTAAAAGCTGCAGCATTTGTTGAAACAACTAAATCAGATGCAGATCCATTTATATTTGATCCGTTTCTACCGACTGTAAGATTGTTAGATGCAAGGTTATTTCCACTATCAATAAATGTAACTTCATTTCCAATAGCAGGTGACGCTGGTAAATTTATTGTAATAGCAGTACCGATACCGCCTCCAGATGTATCAATTAAAACTTGGTCACCATTCACTGTCGTGTATGTTGCAGACGGTGTGTAATATCCTTTAGTTTGTAGTTTGCCTGTAATATTTGTACCATCAGAATATAGTAAAGTTGTTGAACCAACAGGTAAAGCTAGACCTGTCCCTGATACAGTCTTAACTGTTAATGTATAATTAGAAGAAGATCTTGATGTTGCATCTTCTACAACAAAAACTCTCTCAGCACTATCAGGCATAGTCATTGTTCTGTTTGCTGTTAAAGTTCCTGTTAGTTTGAAATATAAATTCTTACCGTTTGATACTGCACCATTAGATAAATCTAGTGCTAAATCTGCAGCTCCAATATTATGGCTAAGATAACCAGAAGCTGCTTGTTCTAATTGTTGTAAATTTGTATTTGTAATCGTACCCCAGGTACCTGCTTTTTCACCTGTGGTAATTAATTCTAGTTTTAGATCACTCGAGTATGTACTTGCCATTTATTCTCCTTATGGATTGTTCGGGTCAATAGGTACCCAGGTACCAGTTGCTCCTGGAACTATCGGGTTCCATGATATCACATTAACGGTACCTGTTGCAAGGTTTATTCTTATTCCTGTTACATCAACTCTTTTATTAATTTTAACAGTAACATTGCCTATTGATACCTCTATTTCATTACCACTTGGTAATATTCTTGCAGAAGCTGTAATACCTACAGTTCCTGTGCTTACATTAACCCTGTTCCCTGATACAGCAACAAATACACTTACGCCACCTGGATCGGCGAATGGTGCTCCGGCAAATGTGCTTCCTCCAAAATACATATTCTATCCTAACGATGTTTGTACAGGTTCCCAAGTCATAGTAGCTCCTGGTACAATACCATCCCATTTTTTAATTAATACAGAACCATCTGCAACATTTATTCTACTACCATCTGGTGTAACAGAAGCTTTTGCTACAATTGTTACGGTTCCGCTTGAAATATTTTGTCTATTTGTAGTTACTGTTACAGTTGCATTTGCTTTTGTTGTAACATTACCAACTCCAACATCAACTCTGTTTCCTGTTACAGATATATTAGCATCTGCAGATATAGTAACAGTTCCTGTACCAAAGTTTACTTGTGATCCGTTTGGTAATACGGTTGCTTTACCAACTATAGTTGGATCACCTGTATTTGTATTTATTCTATTTCCTGTTACAGAATAGATAGAAGCAAATGTAGGTGTACCTGTATTTAGATTTACTCTTGATCCTGTTAACGCTACTACAGCTTTTGCAACAATAGTTGGATCACCACTAGATACATTGATACGGCTACCTGTAGTTGATACATTTACACCTGTACCTTCAATAATAGTTACATTACCAATGGTAAAATTAAGCCTATTTCCAGTAACACTTAAATTAGCATTACCTACTAAACCTACTGTGCCTGTGTTAGCATTAATTCTATTCCCGGTTACGTTTACAAACGCATTAGGGTTAAATCCTGAATCTCCAAAAGGTGCTCCTGCAAAGGTAGTTCCGCCAAAAAACATAATGTATAATCCTTAAAAGGGGACTGCGTGGTATGTGGTGGTGACACAGCCCCCATCTAAAGATTATATCATCGTTTAAACCAAGAAGGAAGACCTAAATGTGGACGCTTGTCGAACATATTATCCTTCGCTCCTGGGGTCTTACGATTGTTATAATGCAGAAAAACTTGTACGCATTCTTTGCCTTTGAATTTTTCTCTCCAATGTTCTAACTCACAGCCAGAATAAACCAGCATATCTCCTG